TGGTTCAACTTCTATCTTTTTTGTTATTCTATCAACTGCGTGGCCACCCTTTCCACCCCAACCACCTTTATGAAACCCTTTGAATACACCGGATGTATTTGTGTGAATACTTGCTTTCACCAGGAGAGGACCGAGACAATATGGTTTTAGTTTCTCCGGAACACATTTTTCAATATAATCCAACATACCATCAATTCTTCGCCCATTTTCGGGTGTATAAAATTGACGTTCATCAGAAGCATAAAGTTCTGTTATAAAACCAATTTTATCCGGACATTGATTCATATTTTCTATGTGTTGAGTTATGTCATCTTGGTCAGCCCATGATGGAGTCTTTAAAAAACAATGAGAAAGGACTTCACAATATCTTTCCAAATCATTTACATACAACTTTTCACAGTTTGTAAGTAACATTCTTGAAACAGCTCCCGAACCAGAAAAAGTGTCAACACAACTAAGTGGCTTTAATACCTTTATAACATCTTCTATTACATGTACAAGTTTTCTTTTGTTACCAATGTAAGTAATTAACGGCTGTTTAACATATTCGGTCATTCTTAAAAATATATCAACGGATTTCTCTAATACAGGCCGCGTCACTCACATTTCTCAAAAACATATGAATATATCAAATGTCTACGGATATAAGTACATTGAATTTGTCGGATAATGGTGATGGTATGGTATCATTGAATGACAATCCAACAACAACTTTTGTGAATAATTCACAACAAGCGTCACCAAATCACGAAGCGTTTTCACAACACGAAAAAAATGTGAGTCAAAATAAACAGACGATGGACTCTACTCCAATTAACGATATCATGATGGAACCACCAATGATGATGGATGAGCCCAAAATGCAAGGCATGATGCCACAAATGACTGCTCCACAACCCCAGGGTGGTTATGCTATGCCACAACAAGAGCAAAAGGCTCCAGAAAGCAAGAACCCATTCAATCTCACTGATGATCAATTGATTGCTTTGATTGCCGGAGCTGCCGCGGCTCTCGCGGTGTCTAAGCCAGTTCAAGACAAGCTAGTCACTTCCGTTCCAAAGTTCCTTAACGAACAAGGGTCCAGAAGCATGGTCGGCTTGGCTTCAACCGGTTTGGTTGCTGCTATTGTCTTCTACTTCGCGAAGGCTCAATTGGTCAAGGCTTAAAAGGCGTTGTTCGATTCCCAACCCATATTTGAATAGATTGAATTATCAATACCTGTATAATAGGTAATCAAAGCTCCTGTGACAAACGCTGTCATGAGCAAAGCACTCAATTTAAGTGTTTTGCTTCTGTCACTTCCATAATCCTTTACCGCATCTTTACTGTCCGTCCAAAATGTATTTACACCATATGTGATTACCAACGCAATCAAGGTTGTTGTAAGGAAGAAAAGACGATCCACTGCGAGTCGTGGAATACTTCCAACAATAAGACGTAAAACATTTGGTACAATCACTGTCATCCACACCAAATTAAGATGATAGTTTTCACTCATATGTGGGACTACAGTGATACCATATATGGCAAGCCAATACAAAATGACCATAATCAAAACACTCAATGGCGTTTTCATTTAATATGCAATGAGATTATTTATCCTGAATGCGCTGACCACAGAATGGTTTGCTTTCGGGAATCTTTTCATATATACCCAAATTTACACATATGTCTCGAAGTTCCACATAATTGTTCCAATAGTTTTCGGAATGTGAATACTCTTTCACAGTTGAATGAGCCAACTCATGAATAAGAACATGGAATATATCATTTACGGAACCGTCCAGACACAAAGCAATTTCTTGTCCTTTATTTGTGTTATAACCAACCGTACCTTTCATTCCATTTATCCCTGTGATTGGGACACATCGAGTAATCATATGGAATTTTTCATTGTTTGTTTCATGGAGATGTTCTCGTAGAATCCTATATTTTTCTTTTACTTCGACAAGGGCCTGAGGTTCGCGTGTCTGGTACAAGATCCACAAGTTTATGACAATCAATACAATGAATGCGATCATCTCTTATATACAAAGATAAATTTGCTATATAACTCCGATATGGGATTTCCTGTAAGGCCTTCCCAGAGTTCTAATGTAAAACCTAATTCTTCAAGATGTGTAACTAAAAGGTCTTTGTAAGCAATGGGTTCTGATTTTGGACCATCTGCATAGAAAGGTGTATCTACCAGATTTACAAATAACTTTTCACCAAAACCACCATTGCCATGCGTCTTCATAAGAAAGAAATTACCCATCTCATCTTTGAGAGGTGTATTGAATATTATCTTTTCAGAATCTGGTATGATACCAATAAGTTTTCCTCCGGGTTTCATTCTCTTTTTGATTTCCCTAATTGAACTAAAAAATTTATCCCTTGTTTCAAAAATATAGTGAAGTGAAAAATTATAACACACTATGTCAAACTTTCTATTTGGACAATTGTGGATATCACCCTCATAAAAGTTTACTCTCATGTGCATATTTTTTGCCCTGTTCTTGGCTTCAACAAGAGATGATGGCTCTGGGTCACACATATTCATGTTTGCCCCACACTTGTGCCATTTTTGAAGATCTCCACCAAACCCGCATCCAACATCCAAAATCTGATGACCATTTTGGGTTACCCAATGTATGAGCTCCCTTTTGGCATCATTATGATTACGGCGGATTTCTTCCATAGTTATAAATTAATTTATTCTTTTAACACGACTTAAGTCGTAAAATTTAATTTTACATATACATTTGAGTATTTAGACGGCTTAAAGTTTTACTTCTTAAATAGTATATAATGTCTCTTGAACAAGATTACACTACCGTTCCAGGTCAATTGTACGCATGCCTCTCTGTCGTTGGTCCAGAAGCCCCACAAAAGAATGACAAGTTTGGTATCAAGATCCGTGGTGCTTTCGCGTCTCGTGATGAAGCTGCGTCCCACGCCAAGCGTCTTCAAAAGGAAGACCCAACTTTTGATATCTACGTCGTTGATATGTACAAGTGGTTGTTGATTCCACCAGATGCCGCAAAGATTGACGATGTTCATTATCAAAACGAAAAGCTTGAAGAAATCATGACTGGTTACAAGGAAAACCAAGCCGAAGCTGCTCGTCTCTTCCAAGAACGTAAGCGATCAATGATGGAAGCCAAGTCTTATGCTACTCCAGGTGATGACAACTCTCAATACTATACCAAGCCAGACGAAGCTCCAATTTCTCACCCAGCCGAAGTTTTGGAACGCCTCAAGAAGGAAAAGCCAGATTCTCCAATGGAAGAACTTGTCAAGGAAGCTGACGCTATTGTCGCCGCCGAAGTCGAAGAGCGACGTAAGAAGCGCGAAGCCGAAGCCTCAACTGAAGCCAAGGTTGAAGAGACTAAGGAAGAAGGAGAACCAGAGGTTTCATCCGCCTAATTAGAAAAATAAAATTTCATAATAATAAATGTTAAACATAATCATCACGACGATTTTAGTTAGTGCATTTTTCATTTTCTTTTTTGTTCCAGAAACGAAAACAAGTAGTGGATCAAAAAACAAAACGGAAGTAAGTACGAGTGCCGGATTTATAGAGGACACTTATAGAGGTCCTATTACTGATAGATTTATACCACCCAAATACGGTTCAATAGGGTCATTTGTTGGTTATTCAGGTGTACCTGAGTATAACTGGTTGCATGGTTTTCCCCATGAAAAATCCGAGTAAAAATACAGCAAATGCGATAATCCATGTAGATTTGTCAACTGATGCAAACAAATCAAACTTTTCCGAATTATACTGTTGCACTGACTGATAGTGGGGTTGATACATCATTTCCTGTGGTTGAAAATATTGCGTATTTTGTTGCTCTTGTTCATCAATTCGAGTACTATCTTCATCTACACTTTTTAGCGAATCAATACTTGGATCATAATCAATTGGATTTCCTATGTCAGTCTCCATTTTTAATATAATAGGTGTTTTTTTTAAGCATCTTCTTCCTCGCTTTCCTCATCTTCTTCACTTTCTTCGGCTAAATATTCTTCATCCTCTTCATCATCAACAACAAAGTCTTTAAGACTTCCGACTTCATCATCACAATC